TAAACTGGCGACTGTTTGTATGTCGACGCCGTTCGCGAGGAGCGTCGTGGCGTAGGTGTGACGGAAGGCGTGGATCGATCGTCCTGGGAGGTGACGTTGTATAACTCTATTGATCGGACTGCTGCGGTTAGATTTTAAAGGAAATAAACGCGATCCAGGATCTGCTTTATGCCAGATCAATTCCTCAGCCAGGGTTTCTGGTATTGGTACAGTCCTAATGCTTGCCTGGCTTTTAGGTGGTGCAAATCCGCAGCCCTGCGATCCAAGCCATGCCCATTGTTTGTTGATCGTGATCTTGTTTCGATCCAGGTCTATGTCCTCCCAGGTGAGCGCCAGGATCTCTCCGTATCGTGCGCCTGTATATCTGGCCACGCTGCAGATCATGTAATACATAGGATATGAACGCCGTATTGCGTCCAGGAAGCGATCTAAGTCGTCCTGGGGTATAGTTGTTACTGTTTTATTATTCTTCGCTCTGAAGCGCTTTATTGCGTCGCAGGGGCTTCTCACGATCAAGTGGTAAGGGTTTATAGCGTAATTAAAGATCGCCTTTAGTAATACGAGACAGAGGTTCTTACTTGATACGGCTCCGCCGTAGCGATTAAATAGGTCGATCAGATCCGAGTGTGTAACGTTCCTTATTGGTACATGCCATATTGGCTGGCAGTATGTATTGATCATTGTGTCGTATGTCCTGCGCGTGCTGCTGGTGATACTTTGTTTTTCGCTTATATATAGCTTATAGAATTGTAAGAATGTTATGTCGCTGTTGTTGCTGCCGACCGATATGATCGTACTCTTGAGATCGTCAACGATCCGGCTTCCATATATCTTGGCTTCTCTTTGCGTTGCAAAGCCTTGTTTAGACTTTTGGCGCCAGCGCTTGCCGTCTTTGTATGAGACGATCACCTGATATCCTTTATCCTTCTTGCGGACGATCATGTTATATTGCATGCTTCCTCCTGGGTATAAAAAAGCATCCCAGAGGGATGCTTTAATAGTTCAATATAGTATGCCGGGCTTCTTCGATCAGGTTCACGTGGCAGTCGCGATCATGGTCCTGGTTCACGATGTGTTCTAGTTCGTGCAGGTATGTCGCGCGCTGCTTGTGATATGAGTGCTTTGGGTTGAGGACGATCGTGTATGTATCATCTTCATTCTTCCTGGCGAAGCCAGCGCATGTCAAAGGTAATTCGTCACTAAAAATAGTAATGATCAATTAATATCATCTCCCCGTTCGCGTTGTAATAGCGCTTTTGTAATATTAATAATTGACTGCATATCTTGTTTTGAGAGGTTGCGTTTGGCGTCCAACAGAAGTCTAAGCTCAGGATCTTGCTTGATCTGGTTCGCTAGCTCCGCAACTTCAGGATCAATATAATAACCCTCGTTTGTCGGATCGGATCCAGTAAGTAGATAGTCGATCGATACATTAAAGAACCCAGCTATTGATCGGATCATGTCCGCGCTAGGCGTGCGCGCGCCGCTCTCCCATAACGACACGGTTGATTTGGCGACGTCCAGCTTCTTGCCGAGTTCTTCGCCTGTTAAACGATTTAGTTTTCTAAGCTCTTGTATGCGTTGGCCTAAGGTTTTCATTTTGCATACCTCCTACGCCTATCATATTAAACTGTAAACAAAATGTAAACTTACCAATTGCAAACTTTTATAAAAAGTTTATTTGACTGTATGCATTTTGTGAACTATAATGTGATCAAAGTTAAGTTTTCAAATTGCAAACCTTAGAAATGGGGGTGATCTATTGAGCGTTGATCGTCTTGTTGAACTACGTCAGAAGTACGGGTTCACGCAGCTGGATCTTGCTAATAGACTGCAGATGGCGAAATGCACATATAATCAAAAAGAAAATGGCCGCCGGGCGTTTAAGCCTGACGAAATGGTTAAAATCTATGAGCTATTTCGTCAATATGACGACAGCCTAAATATGCAAGATATTTTTTTAAGTAAATAGTTTACTCAATGCAAACTAGGAGGTGGCGAATGGGTAAGATCAGCCTTGAAAGGATCGGCGAGTGGCAGTTCACTCCGTTGGAAGAAGTTGTCGCGATCTATGAACGTATGGGTTTGATCCAGGTTACGCTTTGGGCGCTTCCTGTGGTTGAATTCCTGCGTGATATAAAACGCCTGGAGGCTGCTGTTAGACGCCTGGAGAATGAGAAGCCAAAGGGCCAACGAACCAGGGACGCGATCCGACGATCCATTGAACGTAATAACGAGTACCTGGCGCGCTGCTATGTGATCCAGGATCTACTGGGGGTATAAATGGACAGCTTGGTGTATACAGTCCGCGAGGTCGCGGATCTATTTCAAATTTCACAGTCCGCTGTGTATGTTCTCCGCGATGAGGGTAAACTAACGCAATTGAAAAATGTCCCAGGGGTTAGGTTCCCGAAGGAGGAGGTGCACGCTCTAGCTCAATATGATCATGAGTTCTCAGTAACAAATTATGCCGAGCTAGTCGCTGAAAACGCAAAGCTCAAGGAAGAATTGAAATCCTTAAAAGAAAGTATACGATCCGCAACGTCTAACATGCTGCGGCTTATGGAGGTGTAAGAATGAACGGTGCAATGAATTATAAAGAACGACGCGAGCTTCGACGTGCAGCTATGGCTCCGCAATTAGCCGATATTATAGAAGGTTTTATTGTCGGATCATTAATGCTGTATATGCTGATCGGCTTCTCTTACTGGTGGATGACCGGGGAGGTGCTGGTTACATGGTAACAAAACGCTGCTATCAATGCGGATATAAGCTCACGCCGGCTATTACATACAACTTATTTAATACGGCGATCCATAAGGTTGTTCCTGTATGTAAGGATTGCCATACTGCACATTTACGTATGCGGGCCAAACAAAAAAGGGCCGATCTTGCTGCAACAAGAAAAGGCCCTAGTCCAAATAAACCAGACTTATTATAACATAATTTCTTTTATATGGAGGTTAAGAACATGAACCAATTTACGATTGAATTTAAAAACCCTAAGGATCTAGCTGATAAGATCTCAAAATACAACGATCTAATGAACCCTAAGCCGATTAGTGAGCTGGCTGTTCCTGTACTAGAGGAAAAACCTGCTAAGTCTACGACTAAAAAACCGGCTAAGGAAGAGCCTGCTGTTATTGCGGATCCTGTTGTGGAAGTTGCGCCTGTAGAAGCTCAGGCTCCTGCTGTAGATCAAGCGCCTACTCCTGAACCTGTAGCAGATCCAGAGCCTGCTGTAGAAGCTGCGGCGGATGTTCCTGTTACCGATTTCAATGGCGAACCTATCGCGGAGGATCAAACTGAATTAGATGTAGAACCTGCCGAGTTCGATCCTGCTGCCTATTGGGTAGACTTCAAGTCCTGGCTTAAATCTATCGGTAATGAAGGTATTAAAAAGGCCCTGGAGGTATTCCGTAGCCACGGCGTAGAAGGGAACCCTAGCAGTGACGATCTAACGCCTGAAATTGTAGCCGAGTTAGACGCTCTTATGAAAGGAGAATAATCAATGGCCAATGCAAGTAGTTTCAAGAATGTTATAGATGAGGTCAAGCCGCAAATTGCTATTTTGAAAAAAGCTATTGAACTTGATCCTGCTGGCACGATCGAGTACCAGCGCGCGTTGGATTTTATCGAAACCAATATATCGGTATCGGCTGCGATTATCAAAGCCATTAAGCTCGTAGAAAAGGAAAGCAAAAAGACGGAAACTGCGGATCCTGCACCTACTAAAGAGGAGCCTAGTAAGAAAAAGAAAAAAGAGGATCCAGTTCCTGAACCTACGCCTGAGACTCCTTCTACTGTCGAAGCGGAAGCTACGGACGAAGGTGAGGACCTATTCGGAATGTTTGATTAAGGGGGTTAACGGATGGAAGTATTAGCTAGCGCGTGCATAACGCGGCTATTCGACAGCGTTATGCTGGAGCGTAGTTATAGCGCAGATTATACTACGATCTACCACTGCGATTGTAACTTTACCTTTGGGGCTGCATGGCCTAGAAAGTACAGCTACGCAAACGGCTATATATCAGGTGCAAAATATTATACTTGCCCGGACTGTGGCCATTTCTCAAACCCTTCTTGCGAGAAGATCTTATTTATACATGAGGAGCGCGAGGTTGTTCCTATTAGCTTGTTTGTTGATGTATTGAGCTATAAGAATTTTATTGATCTGAAAATAAAGTATTACGGCATCAGCCTTACTTTCGACGGGCGCAAGATCGATCATGGGATGTTATCTCAAACCCTGCGCTTCGATTTCAAACGGCGCATGGCCATATATATCGATCCAAATAAAAACAAACACGAAGTTACGATCGAATATCTTCGCCGTAACGATGTAATGCCGATTCTTAGGTTCCTGGGCCGTTCTTATGCGATGAAAGATTTTAATAAAAGCAGACTAAATTCTGTATTTAAAAGTCTTAGATTGGAATTCGAGGATCGGATCAAGAGTGCGTATGGCTTCGAAGCTAAGAATGTATATATCGCTCCTGGTGCGACTGAGTTTAATGGATATCATCATTCGATGTTATTAAACATGATCTTGAAGGTTGCGGCTCCTGATATGCCGGCGATTAATACAATCTTTAAGAATACATCGACATGGTTCAATTCTTACGGGTTATCTATACGGGCGATCCCGTTTGATGATGATGTCCTGGACTTAACGCGTCAGGGGATCAACTTCCATGAAGCCCTGCGGCGCGTGCATATGGCTCCGAATAGTCGCGCTTTACGTCAGGCCATGATCCAGGATCCTTTATATGTGCTTATGGCCAATGTTTTAAATCTCTTTAAGGATGAAAACTGCCGCCGCACGATCTTGACGCTGGATCGGTATTCTAAGAGCATGTTTGGACACGATCCATATGACGGGCTAGTTAAAACCGCCGCTGGTGTTAGGGATTTAATGCGTGTTACAACGCAAGACATCCGTATGATGTGGCTGTCCTTAATACAACGCTTCGGTGAGGCTGCGGTTCTCAAGTGGATATTAAACACGGCCTCTGTGGATGTGCACGACTCAATTGAAATGTATTCAAAGCTACAGGCTGAAGCTCGTAAGGAGCTATGGGGGACCAAGTTCCGGCTGCGATCATTCCATGAAGTCTTGATCAATATCTTCAATAAGCAAGAATACGGCGACATGCATTTACCGATGATCCCGGCTCTTAGCGCAGATCTTAACGGCTTACATTTTGCGGTTCCTAAAACGGCCGCGGAACTAATGATCATAGGTAAGAAGCTAAGGAACTGCGTAGGCAGCTATAGAGACCAGGTTATGAATGGCAATACGGCGATCGTAGTTATTACGAATGATAGAATGCAGCCGGTTGCATGCCTGGAGCTCAGGAAGGATCAAGAACAGTTTACACGCTTAGTGCAGGCGAAGCTGTTCGGTAATCAGTGCGTGTCTAGGAATAGGGATATTAATGGCGCCGTCCTGGAATGGGCCAACAAATTAAAAATAGAGCCCTGCACGATTGATATTGATGCGCAGGTTAGTTAGGGAGGCAATATGAAATTACAACAATTAACGCTTCAAAATTTTAAGGGGATCAAATCTTTATCCTTTGAATTTGACGGTGAGGATAAATTTATCTTTGGGGATAATGCTACGGGTAAGACCACGGTGTTCGATGGTTTGTGCTGGCTGCTCTTTGGTAAGGACAGCCTGGATCGTGCAGACTTTGAGATCAAGACCTTAGTGAATGGCAAGCCGATCCATAAGGTAAACCATGAAGTCGAGGCTGTTTTTATAAATGACGACGGATCAGACTTTACCCTGAAGCGTGTATATCGTGAGAAATATACAAATCCCCGCGGTGGTGAAACTAAACTTACGGGGCACACAACGGATTACTTCATTAATGAAGTACCCGTAAAAGAAAAAGAATATAAGTCCTATATTAATAACGTGATCGCCGAGGATGTGTTCAAACTAATAACAAATCCTTTGTACTTTAACGAGACGTACTCCTGGCAAAATCGACGGAAGCTGCTCCTTGAAATGTGCGGGGATGTCGACGACGATCATGTAATTAATAGCCGGGACGATCTTAAACGCCTAACCGAATTACTAGGCGGCCGCACGGTCGAGGAACAGAAGAAGATTGTTGCGGCGAAAAAGACGGCGATCAATAAGGAGCTGGATATACTCCCGGTTAGGATCGACGAAGCAATTCGTAATAAGCCGGAGGTTGTATCTTCAAAGCCTGATCTTGAAGCTAGTATTAAAACCTTAGCTGCTGGCATTGATGATCTAGAGAAGCAAAATGCTATATTACAGAATGGGTTAGGCGCTAGCGTAAGGCAATCAAAAATCGAAGATTTACGCCGCAGGATCGATGTTAGGAAGTCCGAGGTCCTATCTGCTTACCGTGAAACAAAAGCGCGCTATCGTGGCGAATATGAAGCTCTATTGGCGAAGTTGAAGATCACGGAAGCTGAACGGGATCGGTATATGGACCGCAGTTATGATCTTGAACAAGATATCGCTAGGGAAACCGGGCGGATCAACACCTTACAAGAAGAATTCGACGCGATCAATGCTCAAACGTTTTCTGGTGAAGCCTGCCCTACGTGTGGCCAGTCCTTGCCTGCGGATCAATTATCCAAACTGGAGGAAGTTTTTAATACTGAAAAGGCTGCAAAGTTGGAGGAATGGCAACGTCTTATTGACGGGGCCTTGCAAATGCGATCTAACTACGAAGAACAGCGCGAGGTTATGATCGTTAAGGCCGACGGCCTGGTTGCTCAAATCGAGGATCAGACAAACGCTTATAATTCTAAATTTAAAGCGTATGAGGAATTATACGAGCCTGACCTTGCCGAGGATCCTGTTCTTAGTGATTTAAATGCCGAGCTCTTTATGCTGAACCTGGACGACTCCGGTACTACAGACCAAGAAAAGCTGAACGAGATCGATGGCGAGATCGCCTCTATGAAAGAAAAGAAGGCGAGCCTAGAAACCGAACTTAATAAATATAAAATGATCGATGATATAGATCGGCGCGTTCTAGATCTTGAGAGCGAGCAGCAACGCCTAGCGGCTGAGAAGAATGTACTAGATGAGACCTCCTTCCTGATCGACGAATTCGTCAAGGCTAAGGTGGACCTGTTAGAGCAAACGATCAATAGCCACTTCGAGCATGCGCGCTTCAAAATGTTTAATGTCCTGGTTAATGGTAGCGTTGAGGAGTGCTGCGAGACTACTTATAAAGGTGTTCCGTATAGAAGCATGAATAATGCGGCCCGGATCAACGTCGGGATCGATATTATCAACGCTCTTACTAAGTTCTATAATGTGACGGCTCCGGTGTTTATCGATAACGCCGAGGCGGTTACTACTTTCAACAAATGCAATAGTCAAATAATCAAGTTAGTTGTGGATCCTTCCTTCACAACTCTAACAATGGCATAGGAGGTATATTATGGCCAACGATCTTCAAATAAAAAAACCAGCTCTTCCTGGGTTCCAATCTGCAGAGGGCTTCGAGCTCTTACAACGTCAAGCTAAGATGTTTTCTGGATCATCTTTAGTTCCTCAACAGTTCCAAGGGGAGCAAAACTTCGGGAACGCTATTATAGCGCTAGAAATGGCGCAAAGAATGAATGCGTCACCTCTCATGGTGATGCAAAACTTGTATATCGTTTATGGCAATCCTGGCTGGTCCTCTAAGTTTTTGATTGCCACGTTCAATCAATGCGGGCGCTTTGAAGCGATTAAGTACAAGGAAACGGGGACTAAAGGCACGGATAGCCAGGGGATCATAGCGTATACCCGCGAAAAGGGGAGCGATGAGGTTATCTACGGCCCAGAAGTCACTATCTCTATTGCGAAGCAAGAGGGCTGGTTCGACAAGAAAGGATCCAAGTGGCGTACAATGCCGGATCAAATGCTGCGCTATCGAGCTGCGGCTTGGTTAATTCGTACAACGGCGCCAGAGATCTCTATGGGCTTGCAAACGTCCGACGAAATTATCGACGTCGAGGGTAAGGTTACGGATATATATGACGAAGTTACCCACACGATCGATACGCATGCTAATAGCGAGATCATAGACGTAGAAACGGAAACAGGGACCGAGTTTGTAAACGCGGAAACTGGCGAAGTTATAAATCCTTTTGGTGATAACTAATGTTATCTCTTGAGTGTTTCGGTAGCAGTTCCGCGGGGAACTGCTACAGGATCAAAAGTAGCATAAACGGCGACGAGCTGTTGCTTGACGTAGGGTTGCCATTTAAGGCGATCCAACGTGCTTGCCGTTATAATTTCTTGCACCTCCTGGGTGCTCTTGTTACTCACCAGCATGGTGATCATTCTAGGGCCGTCCCGGATATGCTGAAGCTGGGCCACAGGATCTATATGCTGCGTGATACAGCCGAGGCCCTGCATGTATTGGATGAGCGGTCCTGGATCGAGGTTGTCCCTAAACGTAAATTTACGCGGGGCGTGTTCACGATCTTGCCGTTCGATCTGCAGCATGATTGTCCTAATGTCGGTTATCTAATTACTGATGGGGAGGAAAAGCTCCTCTATATTACCGACACATATTACTGTAAATATACTTTTAAAGGCGTGCATCATATCGTGGTTGAATGTAACCACTCTTATGATCTGCTGAATAAGAAAGTTGAACTCGATGAGTTATCTAGGCGAAGAATGGAACGCCTGATCCAGTCGCATTTTGCCCTGGAGAATGTGATTAAGTTCCTTCGGTCGATGGATCTTAGCGAATGTAAAGCGATACATCTGGTTCATTTGTCTAATGAAAACTCAAACGAGGCTGAGTTTAAAAAGGCGGTACAAGCCGCCACGGGTAAGCTCGTTATAGTTCATAAAGAAAAGGAGTTTTAGCTTATGCGCGTGAAATTTAGCGTTTTTATTCAGGCTCTAGATAAGCAGGGTTTGACGCTCATGGAATTTTGCAATCGATCGCAAACGATCCCACGGGTGCTTGTAATGTATCTATCAGGTAAGCCGATCACGTTTGATAAAAAGCGTTTTATGTGGGCTGCGGTGCTTGATGTAAAGCACGATGATCTATTTTATTAGGAGGCAATATATGGCGCTTATAAAAACCTATTTTAGCCACGATATAAATTCGCTGGCCGATCCTAAGATCGTGATCATGATAAACCTTCACGGCGTGATCTCATATGCCTGGTGGTGGATGCTGCTTGAAAAATTAGCCGAGGCGCCGGATTACAAATTGCCTTGTAATAGATTTACCTATCTAGGTCTATCGATCGTCATGGACATACGTCCTGAAACTTTAGTTTTTAGCAAATGCTTAGCAAACGAAAGCAAATGCTTAGCAAATGCTAAGCAAAAAGAAGCAAACGAAAGCAAATGCTTAGCAAATGAAGCAAAAGTAAGCAACGAGATTTTGCTAGAAAATTTTATAAATTCATTGATCTGCGATTGTAATTTGCTAGAAACCGACGGGGAGTTTTTCTGGTCCCCTGGGCTCCTAAAAAGGGTTACTTTACGGGAAAGCAAAAATAGCGAGATTTCTGAAAAACGTAGACAGGCCGGGCGTTTGGGTGGTCTAGCAAAAAAAAATTTTGCTAAGCAAACGGAAGCAAATGCTAAGCAAACGGAAGCAAATGCTAAGCAAAACTTAGCAAACCTAGCTAATAATATAAAAGAAAATAATATAAAAGATATAGAGAGAGAGATACGCGCGCGCGAGGACGACGATCCGATCTCCGCGTTTGATGATCCTCCTCCTGTATCTAAAAATAAAAAAGTCTATGAGCTGTACATGAAAAAAGTCAGCGAGATTTCTCCGGTGATCAAGGAGCGCTTGGACGATCTTGTGGAGGTCTACGGAATGGACAGTGTAGTCGTGGCGATCAATACAACGCACGATGCTGGTGGTAACAGTATCAAGTATGTTGAAACGGTAGCCGCTGGCAATTTAAAGAAGGAGGTTAATAAGGCAAATGGAAGCGATCGACGTAGCGGCGGAAATAGAAAGAATAAGGCAGCAACAGACGGCAGCGAGGTCGACTGGTCAAAAGAGACCGGAGAGTGGCTATGAGTTTTATACTCCTAAATATGCAGATCCTGTAGTAGTGGAGCGCAGGGATGATCTTGAACAATACGGGATCAAAGGTCGCTATAAGGATGTTACCTTTGAAGCCTTAAAAGCTCAGGGCGCTCCGGCTGAGGATCGGGAAATGTACAGCAACGCTTTAAAATATGGCATGCATCTCCCGCAGCATATCCGTGACGGAAAAGGTCTTATTATGACAGGCCCTGTAGGAACTGGGAAGACAACTCTTGCCGTGTGCATATTACGCTGGGCGATTAATCAGGGGTATCGCGGTTATATGATCTCAATGACTAGCCTGTTCGACACGCTCATGATGTTAAGCAAGGGCCCGTCTGAACATTATCTCAAGTTTGAGAACAGGATCCAGAATTGCCCTCTCCTGGTATTGGACGACTTTGGTGCTGAATACGATTCGGAATGGGTAAAAAATAAGGTTAATTCCATGCTCTCGGAACGTGTGGAAAGGAAACGATCCACGATCTTGACGACTAATATGTCGATCAAGCAAATACAATCTGGGTATAACGAGCGCGTGTATGATCGCATGAAGCAAACGCTATTTGTCCTCACGTTCAAGGGCAAGTCTCAGCGCAGCACATTGGATATCAAAGATATTTAAAATTTAGCCATATACGGTTAAAAATATCTTTTTATGATAAAGTACCCGACATAAATATTTGAGGCGCCTTAGCGTGTTAAATATGCGGCTCATTTTTGAATTTATGAACCGAGTTATATGGGTATGTAGGAGACAAAATGTTAAAAATCAAAATTCGGGTAAAAGAAAAAGAAGATATTAGACTCACGATCGAGGGTTCCCCGATCCATGAAACTTTAGAGCTCGACTCCTTTGTGGCTCTTATTGGTGCAGCTATGAAGTTGTTTTATGAATTCGAAGGATTGGATCGCAAGGCGGCGCGTGCTGTGTTAATGCTGGCGCTCAATGAAGCGGTCAATGATCACTTCGCGGAAATGAACGGAGGGATGTGATATGACGTCGCTGGTGGTCTATGGCAGGCCTACAACTAAAAAGAACAGCTCCCGCGTTGTTATGGCTGGGAAATATCCTAAAGTCTTACCATCAAAAGCATACGCTCAATACGAGCAGGATTGTTTGAAACAGCTTCAATTCTTCAAGCAACGCGCGCGTGTTTCTGGTCCTGTGGTGATCCGGTGCCGCTATTACATGCCGGATTTCAGAAGCTGGCCCGATCTTGTGGGCCTGCTACAAGCCACCAGTGATATTCTGACCACGGCCTGTATTATAGACGACGACATGTGGATCACAAGTTATGATGGATCTGAAATCGTAGGGGTAGACAAACATAACCCGCGGGTTGAGATCGATATTATTCAAGCGGAAAAACCGCACGTACTTCATGAAATATTTGATAGGAGAAAGAAAAAATGATGCCTGAAAATAAAGAAATTCCAAATAGAGACGGTTATGTAACTTTTTATCTAGGTAATAAGAAGATATTTGCAGATCTTGAGAAAGGCGGAATACCAAAGGAGCCAAACGACAGCCATTTCTTTACTGATAAGCAAGTTAAATCCATTAGGGACTTTTTTGGCCGTAAAAAAACCAACATTGATGACGCTGTTCGAAGTCCTAAGCATTATAAGCTCCCTGGGCTTAATATCGAAAGCATAGACGTTTTACGATCTGTATTAACGCCAGAAGAATTTAAGGGCTTCTGTCGTGGTAATGCTTTAAAATATTTAATCCGTGCTGGCAAAAAAGATAGTGAATTACAAGATATCAAGAAAGCCGGCGTATATATTGGCTGGTGTATTGATACGATCCAGGATCAAGAAAAATAAGGGAGGTTGTTTGTATGCGCTTAACGGAAAAAGGCCGTTTTGATTTCTTATCATATTACTACAATAGGGAAGGTTATAACTATCTGTTCCGGGTAGGTAAAGAAGGAATATGTTTCTCTGATAATCGTCCAGATCTTAAAGCGAATTATAACGAATGCTTGCAGAGCTGTAATCACTATACTTATTTGGGCTTTTTTAACAAGATCTTAGCCGATGAGATCCTGGGTGATCGTAAAATCATCGATCTACGTGAGGAGCCTGGCCTTATGGATTGGACTAAGGTTGACGTCGACACGCCTGTATTGGTTCGGGATAACGAGGACGAACCGTGGACACATGGTTACTTCGCATTTTATAGCGGAGGCCAGGTATGGACCTTTATGAGTGGATCTACGTCCTGGAGCGTTGAAGATCCCAATTTCACACATCCGTGGAATTTTGCAAAGATTGCAGATGAGGAGGACGATTATGAATAACATCCCAGCCTTCTTGGCTCATCTTCCGATCTGGAACGATAAGCCGATGGACGGTGTTCGCGGCGTTCCCGTTCGATATGGTAAACAAAAACGCAAAAAATCGACGCGTGTGCGTGAGCATCAATATGACGCTTACGATCATAAAACTTCTAATATGGTAACTAAGGTATGCCCTGTATGTGGTAAAACGTACCAGGTGGCATATCGCCTGCGTAATATTTCTAAAACCTGCAGCCGTGAATGCGGATCTACTTTGAAATATAAAGACAGCATAGGCTGGCGCGAGAAGGCCAGGGAAATGCGCGCTCAAGGTTGCACATATGAGGCTATATCTGCCGCAACTGGTAAGGCGGTTAGTACTGTATGGAAATTATTCAAATGTGGAGGTATAGAAGAATGAATGAGAACCAATTTGAAAGGGTGACCGGTTATCCTGACGCGGATCTTCCGGAAAGAAGAACGGAATACTCCGCTGGCTATGATGTGAAGCCTTACTTCTCCGGGGTGGTTGCTCCTGGTGAAACTAAACTTATTGAGACTGGGATCAAGTGCAGGCTGAATTGCGACGAGTTTATCCAGCTGCATTTACGATCTAGCGTAGGGATCAAGAACTCCGTTATGCTGGCCAATGGTACCGGTATTATTGACGCGGACTATTATAATAATCCTGACAATGAAGGGCACATAATGATCCCGATCCGTAATATCGGAAAGGATCCGTTTGTGTATGACGCAAGCGAACGCTTGGCGCAGCTTGTGATCATGCCTTATAGAATTGTATATCGCGATACTACTACGGCCAAGCGAACAGGCGGCTTCGGCAGTACTAATAAATAATGGGGGCTAACATGGATAAAAAATCATTAGGTCAGATATTGTTTAATATGAGGGAACGAGACGAGGTGCGTTTCGTTGATGTAGAAAACAATAAGGAGTTCCACGTTTATGAGTACTTTTTTCATAGCGACAATGAGAAAGACAAACAAGTTGTAGAGTTCCTTATAAGGGAGATAAAGAAACATGGTAGAAGTAAATAGTTTAAGCCCTTGCGATCATGATCGTAAGTATACGCTGGAAGAAGTGGTGCGATTAGCGAGCGAGGTTGCCATTGAAAAGTTTCGGAAACTGGAAGAAGATAAGTGCGAAAAGAACCGGGAAAAGGCCCGGAAAAATACAAGGCGCCTCTTGAAAGGGTATAACGAACTCAAGGAGCACTGTGAATATGCTGTGGCCAGCGTCGAGAATAGTGTTCCGAGTGATCTGCAGATCGTTCTTAATGAAGTCTTTAATCGCCGGGGCCTCCTGAAGGTCGAGGCGATTGCTGCTAGCAAACGCAGGACAGAACTTATTATCGAGCATATTGACAGCATGCTCGCGGTTTACAAGTCGCAATGCGAACATAGGGGTGTCCCTTATTTCGATGTACTGATCGAATATTATGTTCACGGTGTAAGTGTCGAAGATCTGGCTGTTTCAAAATCCGTATCAGAGCGGACGGTGTATAACTACCTTGAAAGAGCCGAGAACGACGTAAGCATATTACTTTGGGGAGTTCAGGCTGCTTGACAAATGGTTGCAAAAACATTTCATTTACATTACAGTTTACATAGTGTAAACTATTAGTGTCGAATAATGTTTTTACTTCCTTAGGCTTTTACCCATTCGACGCGAATACTGACATTCTAACTACCTGCGAAAAAGTCCAGACACATGGTCGCTCTCTCCCGTGTGTTTGGGCTTTTTTGTTTTATCTTGAAAGGGCACGGAAATGACAAAGATCAAATGTCGGGCATTGAAGTGCCTGAACAATAAAAAGGGTTACTGCGGGGCAAATTTTATCACGATCGATAAATACTGCCGCGCTTTTTTTACGTCTGATAACGCGCGAAAATATGAAGGTTGCGTAATGCGTAAGGAACATAACCGGTATAAGTCTAGTAACAGGAGTGTTTTAAAATGAATATTACAGAACGAAATATTACGGATATAAAGCCGTATGATAACAATCCGCGGAATAATGACGCCGCTGTGACGCCTGTCATGAATTCGATCCGCGAGTTCGGGTTTAAGGTTCCGATCGTAATTGATAAGGACGGGATCATTATTGCTGGCCATACTCGATATAGAGCGGCGCTGGAACTTAAATTGAAAAAGGTTCCGTGCGTAGTGGCTGACGACCTTACGGATCAACAAGTTAAGGCCTTTAGGCTGGCAGACAATAAGGTGAGCGAGTTCGCTGCCTGGGATATGTCAAAGTTAAATATCGAATTAGAGGGCATTTACGATCTTGAGATGGATGCCTTTGGTTTTGATCTTGATATCCCTAGCCCTGGCGAGGACGACGGCGACCTATCCGACGAGGATGAAGAAGTTAAGCCGGTTATAACACAGCCTGGCGATGTGTGGATCTTAGGCGATCATAAATTAGTGTGCGGCGATTCTACCTTGATCGAAACTGCAAACGCTATTATGGGCGAAGAACAAGCCGATATGGTCTTTACTGATCCACCTTATAACGTGGCTTATGAAGGTAAAACCGCCGATCGTCTCACGATCGAGAACGACGATATGTCCGATGAGGAGTTTGATAGCTTCCTTTATAACGTGTTCTCTGTGATCCATGAAAAGCTAAAAGCTGGCGGTGCCTATTATATTTGTCATGCTGATAGCTACGGCGAGAGCTTCAGGAAGAATGTTCGCCTATCTGGTTTACTTTTAAAGCAGTGCTTAGTGTGGATCAAAAATGTGTTTGTTATGGGCCGCCAAGATTACCAATGGAAGCATGAACCGATCTTGTACGGCTGGAAGCCTGGCGCAAGTCATAACTTCTACGGTGGCCGCAACAAGTCCACGGTGATCGATGATGCAAAGTTACTGGAGGCTGTTCCTGTTGATGGTGGATATATGATCTCCTTTACCAATGATCTTGATACTATCACGATCAAGGTTCCGAGCTTCGAGGTTGAAAGCGTAACGAGTACGTCTGAAGATACAATCTGGCGTATCGATAAACCTTCCCGTAATGCTGAGCATCCTACTATGAAGCCGATCGCTTTATGTGAACGCGGGATCATCAATTCCTCCAAGCCAGGTGATATTGTATTTGAGCCTTTTGGTGGTTCCGGATCCACTTTGATCGCTTGCGAAAACTTGAAGCGCAAGTGCCGCTGTATTGAATTAGATCCTCGGTTCTGTGACGTTATTGTTGAGCGCTATATCAAACATACTGGCAACGAAAACGTGACATGTATCCGTGGCGGCATGGACTTCTCTTATACGGAGTTAAAAGCGGAGGTGTAGCTTATGGCAAGTAAAAGGAAAATAGGCAGGCCGCTGAAAGAAATCGATAAGGTTCAATTCGAGAAGCTGTGCAATCTGCAGTGTACGCTGTTAGAGATTGCCGGCTTCTTTAATTGCAGCGACGACACGATCGAGCGATGGTGTAAACGTACCTATAAGACCAATTTTGCGGAGTGCTTTAAAACGTTTAGTCAGGGCGGAAAGATTTCACTACGCCGGACGCAGTTTAAGCTGGCGGAACGATCTGCTGCAATGGCGATCTTCCTGGGTAAACAGTACCTGGGCCAAACGGATAAGACTGAAATGGATGTAAATACCCAGATCCAGAACCCTTTGGAGGGTATTAGTACGGAAGATATAAAGAAGCTAATAGATAAAGAGGGGTGAGAATATGAAGCTCACGCCTGATCTCCTGCAGCAGCTTAAATATGAGCTAGCCCGGCGGGAGTTCTTTTATTATTGCCACCTACAGGCTCCGGACTTTTATAAGAAGGATCGGGACTATCTGGTTGAATTTTGTAACACGATCCAGGAGTTCTACGAGGATCAAGACGCTAAGGTGTTAATCATCAATATGCCGCCGCGTCATGGTAAAAGTCGCACGGCTCAAATGGCTGTTAAGTGGATCTTAGGTAAAAACCCTATTGAAAAGATCATGACGGGATCGTATAACACGACCTTGTCCACGACCTTCGCTAAAAACGTAAGAAATGATATCCAGGAAATAAAAGCCGACGCCGATCGGATCGTGTATTCTGATATATTCCCGAATATACGGATCAAGCGTGGCGACGCTTCAATGGATATGTGGTCCCTTGAAGGTAGTTATAATAACTATCTGGCCACCTCTCCTGGTGGTACTGCGACGGGCTTCGGTGCTTCGATCTTGATTATCGATGATATTATCAAGAACGCCGAGGAGGCGTATAACGAAAATACGAAGGCTAAGCATTGGGACTGGTTTACTAATACAATGTTATCCCGCTTAGAAGAAGGCGGGAAGATCATCATTATTATGACGCGTTGGGCGTCTGACGATCTTGCTGGGCGTGCGATCGAGCACTTTGGTGATAAAGCAAAAGTTATCACTATGAAGGCCTTGCAAGACGACGGATCTATGCTCTGCGATGATGTCCTATCTTATGACAGCTATATGGAGAAATGCCGCGCTATGGGCGAAGATATCGCCAGCGCTAACTATCAGCAGATCCCTATAGATCTGAAAGGCGTCTTATACTCCAATATCAAAACTTATGAGCGTGTTCCTTGCGATCAAGACGGGAACCCGCTCTTTTTTGTTATTAAGAACTATACAGATACAGCCGATACTGGCGACGACTGGCTTGCTAGTATCACATACGGTGTCTACAACAAAGAAGCCTATATTCTGGACGTTGTATATTCAAAGGCTAGCATGGAATATACAGAGCCTGCCGTAGCTGAAATGCTGCACCGTAACCGTGTTAACATTGCAGATTTTGAAAGCAATAACGGTGGTCGTGGCTTTGCTCGACAGGTTACAAGGATATTAAAGGAAGAATACAACAGTAATTATACAAAGGTTGTATCGTTCCACCAATCTAAGAATAAGGAGGCTCGCATATTATCCAATGCAACTTGGGTTATGGAGCATATTTACTTCCCTGTGAACTGGGCGGATCGGTGGCCAGAATTCTATAAGGCTGTAACCCGCTATCAAAGGGAAGGTAAAAACGAACATGACGACGCTGCGGACGCTCTCACGGGCGTGGCTGAAAAGCTAACAGCGCCGGTTTATCAGTCTACGCGTACCAATATTTACTAAAGGAGGGAATATGGCGACGACTAGTACAACAAATATGCGCGAAGGGGAGTATGAATTACTTCACGACGCTTATTACGGCACGGGGATGTTCTCCTCCGGTGGTGCCTTGCCTAAGCATCCGCGAGAGGATGCTAAAAACTACGCTTTCAGACAGGAACTGGCGTATTACTTAAATCATACAGCGCCGATCTTGAACGCCTGCGTGGATCCGATCTTCAAGGACGAGATCTCCCGCGATTACAACGAGGGAAGCGCGGAGCTAGAAGTCTTTATGAAGAACGTCGATCGACTTGGAACTACGCTTCAAGAGTTTATGCGCTTTAATGCGACGCAATCTAAGCTCTATGGGGTTATGTATGTTTTAGTTGACAACGTGGCCGAGATAGGCGAAACAATGGCGGATGTAGTATCTAAACGCCAGCTTCCTTATCTGTACGCGATCGAACCTAAGAACGTCTATGACTGGCTGGTCAGTGATATAGGCGAACTAGAACGATTTTCTTACAAGTCCACGGTCTTTAATGAAAAAGAAGAGCCTGTGATCCAATATCACACATGGACTAAAACGGACTGGATCGTCCGCGACGTGGAGGGGAAGACGGTCGCTCGTGGCGATCATAACTTGGGCCGTGTGCCTGTGGTTCAATGGTTCGGTCGTAGCAGCAAAAAGACGGATATTCTTCCACCGCCTGAGTTCCTGTCTATCGCTAAAACAAATAAGCAGATCTATCATCAATGCTCTTTATTGACGCAGATCTTGAATATGCAAACTTTCAGCACGCTTACGTTGCCGGATAATGGTCAGGGCGTTGCTGATATTACTTTAGGGACTAACAATGTCTTGCTATATCCTGCTGAGTCCTCTCATTCTCCTGCGTTTATTGCTCCTGATCGTTGTCCGGCTGAGATCCTTATGAGCTCCATTAAAACGCTTACGGACGACATGTATCGCTTATCAGGGATCAACTCTGTTATAGGTGTACAAGAGGCGAAGTCCGGGGTTGCTAAGCAGTGGGACTTCGAACGTACGAACCAGCGCCTTGCTGACTTCTCTGTACAATGTGAGGGTGCAGAGAAGGACATCATAGAACTTTTTGAGCTATGGACAGGATCTAGTGTCGATTATAAATGCGACTATCCTAGAAACTTCAAGATTAATGATGTGTCCGATACGATCGCGCAGTCTCAGGCTGTTCTAGATCTTAACCTCGGCAGTAATACGCTTTTAGTTGAAACAGGCCGCAAGGTATTAGACAGCTATGCTCCAAACTTAGAGCCTGAGGAATACGATCAAATTATCGGGGAAATAGAAGAAGCCGTGCAGCGTCGTGAACAGGATCTTACTTATCGCGGCGCCGATGAAGGGGAGGATGTAGATGCGGACGCAACGGGAAATAGACCAGGCGATCAATAACTTTGAGGCTGAGGTCAAACGCCTACTTAGCGAAGGACACAATCCTAAGGCTGCGGTTAAACGGGCATATAAGAAATATCCAGTAATGCAGCTTATGGAGCCAACGTTACGGTACGAATTAGTGAATACCTTTATGGCTGGCTATGGTGACGAGGTTCCTTATCCAAGTAAAAGCATTTCTGAGGCTATGGCGGAAAGCTGGGCCGAGGATGGCTTGAACTTATCCAGGCGCCTTTATCGATCTTCTAAAAATATCAAGGAAGAAGTGGCGGCTGTTATTAGCCGCGCTTTAAAACAAAACCAGGGCGTCCGATCAATGGCTAGATCTTTATTCTCTGGCTATGGTGACGGCGGGGTTATTCCTGAAGCTGATCTACCTAAATTTATAAAGGATCTGCAAAAAATACCCTTTATGCCCGATAATACGCCGGAAAGCCAAGCCGCAAAACGTGAAATTATACGTAATGTAAAACGCCAGGTGTCCAAGTTGACGACGCCTGGTGTTCGCGCTGCTTATAATCATCTGATCGACGCTGTAGATCAAGGCAACGAGGCCCGCATTGAAAACGCCATAGACGTGGCGATCCAAGAAAAGACGCGGTACAATGCCGAGCGGATCGCTCGTACTGAAAACGCTAGGGCCTACGCTGACGGCCAAATGAGCCGTTATATGAACGATCCAGATATAGTCGCTTTCAAATGGAAGCTATCAAGCCGCCATCCGCGGTTTGATATCTGTGATTTATACGCCAACGCCGATCTGTATGGACTCGGGAAGGGTGTATATCCTAAGGATAAGTTCCCGCGGCTTCCGGCACATCCTCATTGTATGTGCCATATCCAGCCTATGACGGAGCTTGACGTAGATCTTAGCCTGCAGCATAACAACGTGGAGCAAGCAGGGCTTGCCTATATCCGATCTATACCTAAACGCGATCAAGAGACGCTCTTAGGTGTGAATGGTCGTAAGCAAGTATTAAATGGCGACGCCTCCTGGCGAAACCATGCATACAACTGGACGAGCGAACCTTACGAGGTCCGCGAGCCTGAAAAGTAATTTTATATCGCGCCTGATCGTGTGTGACGATCGGGCGTTTTTTATTGGTGTAATCAGGCGGAGGCCTGTTGCATATATATTTTTTATTCTCATGTAATACGGAGGTTGAAACATGAACATTGCGGAAGTTTATCAAGCACTCGAAAATCTGGAGAACGGTCAGGATCTTATCGCTGCTATTAAAGGGGAGACGTCCCGTCTTAATAATGAAGCGAAAACTACGCGCGAAAAGCTACAGGGCCAAGTTACCGCCTTAACAAGCGAACGCGACACTCTGAGCGCTCGTGTGTCCGAGTTAGAACAGGAGGCAGGGGCCAATACTGGATCTAATTCTCCGGAATATAAAGCTCTCGAAAAACAACTAAAAGCTATGAGCGATAAGTTCGAGCTTGCTGAAACTAAGGCAAAAGAAGCCGAGGCTAAACGCATTCAATCTGAAATCATGGCGCAAACGCTCGACGCATTTACTAAGGCGAACGCGGTTGATCCGCAAGAATTCGCACGGCTGGTCGCTAATGACATAAAAGTGCAAGAGGACGGCTCTTATGGTTATCAGAAAGAGGACGGCACGATCGGCACGATCCAGGATCGAACTGCTGAATGGTTACAAGGTAAAACCTGGGCTGTTAAAGCTGCAGGCAATCCTGGCAGTGGTCAAGGTGGATCTGGTGCATCTGCTGACTCTATCATGAATGAATTCGCAGCTGCGGCTGGCGTAAAAATTTAGTTTATTTTGAAATGGAGGGCTAATCAATGCCAATTAATACGCTTCAATATTCCCAACAGTTTCAAACTGTTCTTGACGCTCAAATGCTCGCTGGTGCAACATCCGCTTTTATGGAAGCGAATGCTGGCCAAGTTAAATATGACGGTGGTGATACTGTTCATATTCCTGAAATCTCTATGCAAGGCTTAGCAAAGTATGACCGCGATGAAGGTTTCAATCGTGGATCCGTTACTTTGAAATTCACGCCTTACAAAATGACGCAAGATCGCGGCCGTACATTCTCCCTCGACGCTATGGACGTAAATGAGACTAATTTCGTTGCTACGGCTGGCACAGTTATGGGTGAATTCCAACGTACACAAGTTATTCCTGAAATTGACGCATACCGTTATAGCAAGATTGCAGCGCTTGCTACTGCTAAAAACAGAACAACAGCTGCGTTTACTCCTACAGCTGCAAATATCTTGGAAAAGCTAGAAGCTGATATCACTGAAATTCAAGACGTTATCGGTGAAGATGAAGGCTTGGTGATCGTAATGAGCACGAAGTTGCGCACGATCTTGAACAACGCAGACAAATTCAATAAATACTTGGATGTTACTCAGTTCCGCGCTGGTGCAATCGACACTAAGGTTAAATCCTTTAATGAAATTCCGATCTTAGGTGTGCCATCCGCTCGTATGAAGACAGCATATGTATTCGCAGACGGTAAAACTGCAAACCAACAAGCGGGCGGTTTCAAAGCTGATACTGCTGCAAAAGATATCAACTGGATTATTATGCCGCAACGCGCGCCGATCGCTGTTTCTAAAACTGATAAGGTTCGCGTATTCGATCCAGATACTAACCAAAGTGGCGACGCTTGGAAGATCGACTATCGTAAATACCACGATTTGTGGATCCCTGAACAACGCTTCGCTTCTATCCGCGTAAATACTGGCGCATAATTTCTGAAAGGGGTTTCTTATGATTAGATTAGTAAGATTTAATGAGGTTCAATATGTGGCTTCCGAATACGAAGCTAACCTTTTAGTTGATCAAGGCTTCGTCGTTCAGGATCTTGAAGGTCAAGACGAGCCTGAGAAGGCTCCGGCTAAAAAAGGCAGCAAGAAAGCCGAGGATTAATCATGTTACCGGGCGAGGTGTTCGAGCGACGGTTGAGACAGGCCGTTAAATCGAGCACCTTTATGGTACAAGAGGAGGCTCAGGCGACTCATGCCTTTACTTCCAGGACTGCTAGTTTAGAGCGTGCGGTTGAGGCTAAGTTCAATTTTGATAACGGGACCAATGTAGGGACCATATATATCGATGAATATGCCGCTCCTTACGGTCCATTTGTTCATAATGGAACGAGGCCGCACGTTATTAAACCAAAGCGTAAACGTTATTTACGCTGGGCGCCTATAGCTGGGAACGGCTTCTTATTCGCGAAAGAAGTTCACCATCCTGGTACGAAAGCGGATCCATTCTTATATGAAGCGCTAGAACGTAAACGGGGCGACGTTTTCTCGATCTTCGCTAAGGCTACAAATACGGCCTTAAAAGATATCACGGGCAGCCAATGGCTGGGCGATACGGTCCGCGAGATCAAACTAGAACTATAGGAGGCTTATTATGTTATATGTTTATGAGGATCTGCAGTTTACCGACGAACTCTTAGGTAAGGATGTATTGCAGGCCCATGTAGATCGTGCGGAGCAGGGGTTGTATGCGTTCGCTAAACGTCTAGGCGTTGAACAAGGCGATATTGTGAGGAGCTTCCTGGTTGATGAACTGGTAATGCTCTATATTTATCGTTTTGTATGCGTAGACAAGGCGTATGCTCTCCCTGGTGCATATACGCGCGATGGATCGACGGACGACTTCTACAGTAAAAAGCTGTCTTATATTGATCAACGCATTTCAGTCCTTGAAAAACAAATTACTCCGGAAGAGTTGACGGGCGATCCTAAGAAGTATGCTCGTTATCGTACAGTTGAGATCTTCAGGGGGTAATATGTGGATTGAATTAATGCAGCATATAAAGAAGGCTATTGTAGACAGTGGCGCTGGGTTTGACGTTATGCTTGGGGCTATGCGTCCGCAAGCAGCAGGCGTCGATGAAGGTGGCACGATCATGATTATCCGTGGCGAAACCACGCCAGGTGATAACTCGATACAGTCCGAGCTGCAACAAGAACTTTATATTGAAGTATGGGGGCGAAACGATAACCCTGATATGGCCATAGGCTATGAAGTACTGGCCAAACTGGAGGATCGGTTCGAGGTGATCATGAATGATCTTCGGACGCGTTGTGGTGAACTAGATCCTGACGCGTGCGTCCTTCAAAGTTGCGGCTTTCAAATTATCGATCTGAAATGTACAAGTAAAATAGGTGATCATGACTCTATACGTCCCTTGATCGGGACGCAGTATAGGTTTGTTATGAGCCTTATTGATTTAAAAGAAAAAACTAACGGAGGTATTTTCTAATATGGCACCATCTGCTACAGCTAAAAAACTATACAAACCAGCTCAGGCTGCTATGCCTACGGCTGGCAAAAATTACCTTATTTATTTAAACGTTGGTACTGACGAAACTACAGGCGCGGACTGGCTCCTCTTAGGTGGCCAACGTTCCGGCGACGTATCTCGTAAGGCCGACTCTATCGACGCATCTAACAAGAACTCCGGCGGCTGGAAATATACCATCCCTGGTTTGAAGGAATGGTCCATCGATCTTGAAACGCTTCTTATGCCAAACGAGGAGAGCTTGCAGCTCTTAGAAAAAGCGTTCTTGAATGACGATCTCGTTCATCTCAAGTTTGAATATCCTGATAAGTCCTATATGACAGGCTTAGCTTCCATCACTGAATTGTCCTTGAACACGCCGCATGACGATGTAGCTACATACAAAGGCAGCTTAAACGGTGCTGGTCCTTTATCTGAATTGAAAAAACCATAATTTAAAATAGTTAGGAGTGCGCACTCATGAAAAAAATTACATGTGATCTATTTAGCCCTGGCGAGACGATCTTCTTTAATATTGGACGTATCGCTGAACTTGAACAATTATGGGGCGAGCCGATCTTCAAGGCTGTTCAAAGCGGGACTATGACGTTCAATCAGCTTATCACTGCATTTGTCGTAGGTATGAAGCAACATGGCAAGAAACGCGATTATATCTTCTATCAGGATCAACTACAAACGCTATTTGACGAGGGCTCTGTGCAATACAGCGATCTCGTTCAATTAGTTGTCCAAGCTCTGATCGGTAGCGGTGTATTCGGTAAAGCTGCTTATTATGCTTTATTCCCAGAAGAAGCAGACGATCAAGCAAAAGCCGCGGCTGAGGCTGAGGTGATCGACTCAAAAAACTAGGAGGGGACTACACGTCCCCTTCTTTTAATTTATGGATAACTAAAGCGGAGCGAATGGCCTATGGCCCTTTAAATTTGAAGCCCTGGGAATTTAGAAATCTAAGCCCTATGGAATACTACAAGTTAATAGAAGGGTATGAGTTACGATCTGAAATTGAGGATCGTAGGCAGGCATATTTCACCTGTATTATGACAAACGTCCATATTGCAGGAAATAAAAGGCTGCAGGTTGAGGATATTATGAAACAGCTGCATCCAATGTCTGTAGCTAAACGCAAAGCCGAGGAGAAGTTATTCATGGAAGAATTCAGACAGGCAGGAGGTGAGCTATAAAAGTATGGCCGATTCTCAAATTAATGTTAAAATTACAGGCTCATCTAATAGCGCGGAACAAGCTCTTGATCGTGTCGCTCGAAAGGCTGAGAACTCCTTAGGGAAGAGCATCAGTGCTTCCCTGGATCAGGTTAAGGCTAAAGCTCATAAGGTGTTCGGGGTTGAAATTCCAGGCCTTATGGATGCCGCTAAAAGTGGCGCTGCGTTCGCTGGTGCTGCAATCGGTATCGAGGCCGCTGGTCGTGCTCTGAAAGACATGGCTGTAAACGCCATTAAAACAACGGATCAGCTCACGCAGTTGCGTGCTCGTATCGATCTAATTAATGATGGCAGCCAGTCTACTGCCGAGATCATGGATAAGATCGCCTCTGCGGCTAATCGTTCGCGCGGATCTTATTTGGACATGGCGGATAGTGTGGCCAAACTGAACCTACTTGCAAAGGACGCCTTCTCCTCTAATGACGAGGCCGTGTACTTTGTGGAACAGCTGAATAAGCAATTTAAAATTGCCGGCGCTGGCGTTGAAGAAACGACCTCCGCTATGTATCAGCTTACACAAGCTATGGCCAGCGGTAAGCTCCAGGGTGACGAGTTCCGATCGATCATGGAGAACGCTCCAATGCTTGCGCAGTCTATTGCTCAAGAGATGGGCATGTCTGTTGGTCAATTGAAGGAAATGTCCTCTCAGGGCCTTATCACTGCCGATATTATCAAAAATGCGCTATTTAATAGTGCCGAGGAAACAAACCAGAAGTTCGCGGAAATCCCGCTTACCTTCCAGGATATCGGTACTCAATTACAAAATGACCTAATCACGGCCTTCGCGCCTGTGATGCAAGAAATAGGAAATATGGCCAGTTCGGATCTGCTTCAAGGAGCACTTAACGAACTGGCTTTTTCTTTTAAAATTGTAGCTGCTGCGGCTCAAGTATCTATTGCCACGATCCGTGGTGCTTTCAGTGCGTTGTCTGTAGTGATTAATACCGCCAGAAGCATTGTATCTAGTTTTGCGCAGCTCTTTATAACAAGCATGCCGGCTGTTGCTGTTGCTATTGCTGGCGTTACTGCTGCGTTTGTTGGATATAAGGCGACTTTGATCTTATGTAGTACGCAGACGGCTGCTTTAACAGTAAAAGCTGTAGCGCTTAAAACTGTAGAGCTTGCATCCGCTGTTGCAACAAGAGCACACGCTGTTGCCATGGGCGTATTGCGTGCGGCTATGGCTGGAACTGCTGCGGCGACTGCCGTACTATCCGGCGGGATGGTTGCTTTACGTGGCATATATATAGCGTTAAGAAGTGGTACTCTTGCTGCTGCTGCAGCTCAGAGGATCTTGAACGTCGTTATGAAAGCGAACCCTGTCGGGTTGCTTATATCTGTAATCTTAACGCTTATAACTGTCTTTGCTACAGCTGCGGCTGCAAGTAACGGCTTCGGTAACACGTTATCCTCTGTATTTTCTACGATCGTACATACAGCAGTATGGGGCGTTAATAAAATTATCGAGGCTTTGAACTGGTTGATCGCCAAGCTGAATAGTGTAGGCGACAAGGTTGCGAAGTTCTTCGGTGGCACGTTTACTGCCATCCAGCAAGTTGACACTATTTCTGCTGAAAGCGCGCAAGATATTGTTAATACTGCCGGCGATATTATGGGGCAGATCACATCTGGCCTCTCCGGTGGAGGTTCCGATCTTGACGTTGGAGGTGGTGGCGGCGGTGGCGGCGACTACGGATCCGGCGGCGGCGGTAAAGGTTCCGGTGGCAAAGGTGGCGGCGGTGGCAAAGGTAGCGGAAAGGATCTAGCAAAAGAAGCAAAGCAGATCCACGAGCAAATTTTGCAGTCGTTCCTTGAAATGCAAGGGAACCAGGTCGAGCTGATCGAACTTCAATACAAGAAGGAACGCGAGGAGCTTGAAAAGTCCAAAGATGCCAACGCAAACTATCACGAGGATCTTAAACTCCTGGATGAGGTTTACTCTGATAAACGTATCAAGGCCAAGCAAGAGGAAATGGCGAAGCTCCGGGCGATCGAGACCGATATTCGCGATATGCAAAAGAATTTCGCGTTTAAAACTGCCGATAAGGACAGCACTGGCTCTGTATCTCCGGCGGTTCAGCTTGCGAAAGATTATGCTGATTCGATCGATGAGATCGAGGACCGTTATGCTGAAATGCAAGACAAATTCATAAAAATGGATGCGATGCAGCAGCAAAAGCATATAGAGACGCTAAAAGAACGCAATATCGCGTTTAGTATAAGCGCCGATGGTCAGATCTCCTATGAAGCCATGAAAAATGAGGAGCTGTTAGCCCTTCAACGTGAGTATAGCCAAAAGGCTTTGCAACAACATCAGGATCTAGTCAATGAAAAGTATAAGATCGACGAAGCTATGCGCACGCAAAACTTCGAGGCGTTGCAGGTTGCTCTTAGTGATGAATATATAGCTAGACAGCAACATAACGATCTTATAAAAGGTTTACTGGATGAATATAAAGAGGCCGCGTTTGACGCTCATATGAACAGCCAGCAGGTACTATTTAACGCTATGAATGCAGGCCTTGATAGCTTGCAAGGATCTATTTCTGGTCTTATCCAGGGGACTACAACGTTAATGCAAACATTCCAGAACCTCGGAAAGGCAATATTGAAAACGATCGCTGATAGCGTGGCTCAATGGATCGCTGGTCAGATCAAACAAGCGGTGTTTGGAAAGATGCTAGCGGCTCAGCAAGTTGCGACTGGCAATGCGGCGGCTAACGCTCAATACCCAGCATGGGCTGCCTTAGCGCAACAAGTTAGCATGGCCACATTTGGTGCTAGTGCTGCGGCTGGTATGGCTGCATGGTCTGCCAATACAACAGCCGGCGCGACTTTATCCATTGCCAACGGTGCGACAAGTTTCGCTTCCTTAGGATCTGGAAAGATGGACTTGCCTAAACTTGCAAGCGGTGGCGTTGCCTACGGATCCACGTATGCTGAAATCGGGGAAGGTAAGTATAAAGAAGCTGTGTTACCGCTCAGCGAGAATACTTATGACGAAATAGGCAACGGGATCGCGCGTGCTGGTGGCGGTGCTGGTGGTGGTATCACCTTCAATGTCTCCGCTATGGATGCGCAGTCCTTTGGTGACTGGCTTGAAAACTCTGCAGGACGATCCTTGCGTCAATTCTTCGTGAACCAGGATCGTGAATTCGTAGCTCAAGAAGGGACGTGGTAATATGACCGATCTGATCAAATTCCCAGATATAAAAACCCTTGCGTGGAAGTCTACGAAGGCGCAAAAATGGGACACAAAAACGAAACGCACGGGTAGTGGCCGCGTCAGAACAATGACGACGTGGCAATATCCGCAGTACACGATCACGACTGAGTTCGCTATTCTTAGCCCAGAAGAACATAAGCGTCTTATGGGCTTTTATGCTTCGGTTAAAGGCGGCACGATCCCGTTCCTCTGGCTAGATCCAGAGGACTACGAAGAAAAAGGCATACGTCTTGGAACTGGGGCGGAGAACGAATGGCAGGCGGTTCGTCTGTATGGCGATTTCAGGGAGCCGGTGGCACATATCGAGAAATTAAAGCTCTATGCGAACGGATCCCCTGTGAACGCTGTCTCTGATAAAGGTGTAATTAGGCTTGCGCCTGGTGTTAGGGTTGCACCTACTGCTATTATTACGGCCGACTATATTTATTATTGGAAGGTTATGTTTAGCGGTGATTATACAGACGAGATCGTGTATAAGGATATCTTCAAATCTAAAAGTTTTAAATTGGTAACAGTGAGGTGATCTTAGGTGAAACAAGTAAGCGAGGCTTTAGGTGCTCATTTGAGCTCATCTCAAACGTTTCTGTCCTGCGATCTGTACGAGCTAAAGCTAAAAAGCGGGATCTCGTATTACTGGGCGGACACGGACGTTGATGTTAGTTATGGGGGCCATACCTACAAAGGGGACGGCCCTATTATAACGCGTGAGAAGATCGCAACGAGCAGCACGGTTAGCGTGGATAAGTTAAGCGTATCTATCACGGCCAATCAGAACGATCAGATCGGAGGGGTTCCTGTCTTGGAGGTCGCTCATAATGGTGGCCTTGATGGTGCGACGCTTAATCTCCGGCGTGCGTTTTTTGACGCTGCAGGTCGCGTGATCGAGTGTATCGATCTATTTCGCGGCATATGCGAGGTAACGCAAGGCGGCGGCTTCTTACTGAAGATCAATGCTAAGTCTATAGTGCAAAAGCTCAATATTGAATATCCAAACAGGCGCTATTATCCGCAGTGCCCTTATTCGATCTATTCCAAAGAGTGCGGGGTTGATGTTACCAAGTACAGAAAGCGTGTTACTGTAACGGCTGTTACTGGCACGAATACTGTTCAAGTAGACACGACCTTCTCGGCTGGCTATTATACCGCCGGCGGTATGGAATGGATCAGCGGTCCGCTTGCTGGCCAAGCAACGCAGATCATGGATAGTAGCACGAACGGGATTGTATATATGAGCGCTACAAATACGGCGCCACGCGTTGGAGACGTAGCTTATATATATCCTGGCTGTGATAAAACGCCGGAAACGTGCAAAAACAAGTTTAATAATTTTAGTAGGAACCGGGCGACGCCTTATGTTCCTTTAAAGGAGACGATACGATGAAACCAACAACAGGCGAAAGGATCGCAGCTGCTGCGCAACGGTGGCTTGGAACACCTTACCAGAATAACACTATGGTGCATGGCGTTGGTGTCGATTGTTCTTATTTACTTGTTGCAGCTGTGGTGGACAGCGGTCTTATGGATCGCGACGCCTTAGCTATTGAAAATTATTCGAATGAATGGCATCTTCACCGATCGGAAGAAAAGTATTTGAAGTATGTCCAAAAGGTAGCCGATGAGGTTCCTATCGACGACATACGGATCGGAGACTTTCTCCTATATCAATATGGGCGTTGCATATCTCACGGCGCGATCTATATTGGTAACGATCTAGTTATACATGCTTTTGTAGATCTTGGAGTGATCCTATCTTCGGTCGATGATGTGTTATTCTATGACGCAAAAGGCAAGAGCCGCCTGCGTGCTGTTTATCGCTTTAGAAAGGAGGATAAATAATGGGCTTCCTGTTTAGCCGTGGCCGCAATACCACGAACCGGGCGGATATGATCGCCGATTTCATGATCAACACCGCATCATATGGCGAAGTTGTTCCTGAGGTTCTAGGAACGACACGCCTTAGTGGTAACATTATTTATTACGATGATTTTACTCCGCACGAGCATAAAAGCACGACGCGTACTGGTAAAGGTGGCGGTTCCAAGCATACCGAGATTACCTATACATACACCGTGGCTTGCGCTATTGGTTTATGTGAAGGCCCTATTCAGGGGATCGGTAAAGTGTGGCGTGGTAAGGAAATATACGACTATCCAAACGAGAAGATCGAGCTTACAGCTTATCTTGGCGCACATGGCCAGCAGCCTTGGCCTTACGTAATATCTAAGCATCCAGAGAAGGCGCTCCCTTATAGCGGCCTGGCATATATGGCCGGCGTTGTAGATCTAGGCGAACAAGGCAGCTTGCCGCAGTTCAATTTTGAGATCAAAGGGAAGCTCTTAGAAACTGGCGACGGTTTGGACGTAAATCCTGCCGATTATATTGTCCATGTCCTTCGGTCGATCGGTATTGACGACGTCAATATAGAAGGCCTAGATCATTATAGGCATTATTGTAAGGCGGCGGACATCCTTATCAGTACGCCTCCGGATTCTAAAAGCTCCAAAGCTCAAACGGTTATTAATGATATAGCTGAGATCACAAATAGCCTTGTATTCTGGAGCACGGATCGTCTGAAGATCGTCCCTCTCGCGGATAAGCCGATCAAGGACTGGTCCCCGTACAATCAAATACAATACAATTTGACGGCGGACGATCTTATCCCGGCTAGCGATGGCCAGTTGATCGTGTACAAGCGCAAGGATAGCTCTGAAACGTATAACCAGGCCACGGTTGAATTTATCAATCGCGCCAATGGGTACGAGAAGGAGACAGTAGCCTTTGAGGTGGTTGCGGACGTTCAAAAAAACGGGCTGAAGCCTGCTTCTAAGAAATCGGCTCACTATCTATATACAAAGGCCCGCGCTCAATACTACGCGGAACAATTAGCTATGAAGCGCCTGTACTCTAAGAACCAGTACACGTTCCGTCTTGATTGGGCTTTTTGTCGTTTAGAGCCTGGCGATCTTGTAACGCTTACAGATGATCTCTGTGGTTTACGCGAGCAGATCGTTGTTATAACTTCCGTGTCTGAAGCTGCAGATGGGCAGCTTGAAATTACGGCGGAAGGTAAGCCTCCGGGGACATATGCTCCGGCTAAGTATAACGTGCATGAAAATGAACGGCCTTTTATTGATTATAACCAGCCTGCTCCTAGCGTGAACGATGTCGCGATCTTCCAAACGGTCGGAGATGTTGGAGGTAATCAGGTATTCGTAGGCGTGAACGCTCCCAGTGGCTGGGGCGGCTGTTCTGTGTGGCTATCTGACAACGGTGAAAGCTATCGCCGTATAGGATCCATAACGCAACAAGCCCGCATGGGCCGCACTAGATCTGCCTTCAATGAAACAGCGAACGCCTGCGAGGTTACGCTTAATCAGGGCATACTCAAAACGGCGACGCATGTAGACGCTGAGCGAGCTAACACTTTATGCTGGACTAATGGCGAGGCCTTTAGTTATGAAGCTGTTGAGGTGCATCCTGATAATTGGTATACGCTGCGGGGAATAGTGCGCGGCCAATACGGGACTAAGGCGATCAATCATAACGCTGGGGAGCGTTTTGTCCGCGTCGATGAGGCTTTATTCCGTTACCCGTACCGGAAAGAAGATATCAATAAGACGATCTATTTAAAATTTACCTCCCTGAACTTATTCGGTAGCAACGAGCAGGGCCTTGATGAAGTCCAGGAATACCAATATAAGATCGTCCCTTATTATATCCCGGAAGTTAGCAATTTAACGCTGTATACCAAGTATTACAAAATTGGTAACGGTGTATTGTCTTTTGACGTTGTGGCTCAGTTCGATGTGCCGCAGATCAATAGCTTTGACACGGTTGAGCTTTGGTATCGTGAAGGATCTGCTGCGTGGAAATATGGCGGATCTGGTAACGGGCAGATATCGATTAGCGGCTGCGAGCTTGGTCATACGTATGAAGTAAAGGCTATAGTGAAAGACGTCCACGGGAATACATCCCAGGGTGTATCTAAAAGCATTACTGTGGCCATGAAGACGGAAGTACCAAATGCGCCGCAGGGCTTCTCGATCTCCTTTAGTGATAAAGCCAACTTTAACTGGCTTGAAGTGCGAAATGCTGACGTTGATTTCTACGAGCTGCGGCTAGATACTCGTACCGGTCAAACGGCCGGCATGATCGGTAGAAGTAATAATACCACTTATAGTGGAACTCTTAGCGATCGAAGCGGTAAGGTTTACCTATACGCGCATAACCCTTCTAAGGGCTATGGGGCGCCTGCTGAGCTAACATATAACGTTCCTGTTCCTGTTATGCCGACCAACGTCAAATTGACGGGCAATCTTAACGGGATCGGCGTTATATTCCAGATGATCCCTCCTGGCTGTAGGGGCGCGAATGTATACGTTGATAATACTGTATATTTCACGTCTACAAATGCCATGAGTATTCCTTTAGAGGCTGGCGTGTATTCCGTCCAGGTTGCTTATGTGGATATATTCGGCGAAGGTCCGAGATCTGCTGCGACCAATGTTACGGTTAAGGCAAAAATAGACAAGGATCTTCTAGATCTTGAAAATCTAGGAATTGCCGACATGGATCGTGCTGTCAAAGCTCTATCTAATGAAGTCGGAACTGTGAAGTCTGATGTGTCTGGCCTTAGCTCAAAATTAGTAGATCAAGCAAAAGGTTTTCAACGTTCTTTATCAGATCTAAACACGAACCTATCAACTCAAATAACGCAGGTTGCTGGTGGTGTTGAGGTGAAGGTTACAAATGCGCTCAACAGCTTAACAGGATCTGAAATAGTGAGCCGGATTAATCTTACGCCTGCGGGGACTCGTATTGATGGCCGCTTGCTTCATGTTACCGGCCAGGCTTTATTTGACGATAATATCATCACAAATAAAATGCTTCAGGCCAAGGCTGTTACTGCCGATAAAATGCAGGTTGATAGCTTATCCGCGATCACGGCTAATGTAGGGGAATTAAAAGGCGGCACGATCATAGGGACTACGATCAAGAATGCGTCCAATACATTTAGCGTTGACGCAAACGGTAATATCCGCGGTGTTAATATCATGGGTTCTAGGATCGACGCAAACAGCGTATATGCTAATGGCGAATCTTTGAAAAATACGAACTTCTCGAGCATGCACGTTGTTAGTGGTCAAAAAATAAACTTGCCTCCTGGCTATAGTTACGACCGATGCTTATTCTATTTGACGAACGTAAAAATGCGCGCTGATTCCGTTTATAAATTATCTGGGCGATATTTTAACGACAGCGATATGAATAAGATCCACGACTTTAATAACCGTTATTCGATGTACTGGAACGATAAGCCTGGCGGCGGTAAAATGGACGATCTTGATGGCGGAAGATGGCTACACGGTGAACCTTTACAGAACAGAGTGTTCTACCCTAACGGCGACGCGCCTGATGGCGGCACGTTCTCTTATGGTCGCGGGTATCCTAGAAATAACGCTGCAAGTGCAAATACTAACAGCAAATGGTTCAAGGGCTGCGGTGTAACTAAGGAAGGCTATTTCTATTTCTTTTATAATTCTGGTCAGTTTGGCTATTACGGCGAGGCGGATCTTCTAATTTTGTCGTTCTGGTAAAAGGGGGATTTTATGGATCTAGTACGGCGAGAAAATGAAACCCTGCATATTGGTGAAGATTGGCGCCGGGCATACACGATCAATAACGACGTGGATCTGTCCTGGGCCAGCGCAATATGCAAAGTTAGAACTAAACAGGGGAAGCTCCTTTGTGAGGCGTCAACGACGATCGTAGGTAAGACGATCATGGTTACGATCTCCAAAGATGTAACCCTTGGAATTGAAAAGGCCTATACTAATGCCGAGTATGATGTTTTCTTGGTCGCTGGCGATGTAACGTATAAGTTGATCATGGGCGATCTAAATATTATTCATGATGTATCTATGCATTAGAAAAGGAGCGATTTATCATGGCTGAAACAAATACTATTCAAGAAATTTTATTGCGTTTAGGCGATCAGCCTATTAATTTAAATGTGGCGATCCCTGGTGTACAAGGTAAAGATGGCGAGAACGGCCGCAACGGTGCAGATGGTCTAAGCGCTTATGATATCGCTCAATTAGAGGGCTTTACTGGTACGCGTCAAGAATGGATCGAGTCTTTGAAAGCTGGAGCTGTTGCCCCTGATGCACGATCCTTATTACTTCAAGGTAACGTGTGGTGCAAGTCTCCGGCTATTGCCGACGTATTGTCTGCGATCATTACTAATTTAGGCAAGGCGTTCCCACGAACTGAATTTAAACCTCTAGCTGTTCCGGCTGTATTAAAAGGCCAGCGTGTGGTAACGATCGAAGGTGAACCACATTATACTGTTAAAGTCTCCGGTAGTGATGTATCTTATGAAATTGGCGATAATGGTTATGGAAGCATTACGATCGAGCCTTTAGGCACGGACGACGTTATCCTTACTTATCATAATTTTACAGGCGATAAAATCGGGGAGGCTACAATTCCAGGCTTCCATGAAACTGAAAGAACGCCGGATGATACGTATGAAGAAAACGGCGTGAAATATGCACTCTTTGGTCGTAAGTTAGAGATCAACGTTGTTAACTTCAACGGCGATTTTGAGCATAACTTTATCTTCCTGGGTAAATGGGCTAAGTCCGCCGTTGATAGCATCTTGATCAAGGCTAGCCGTAAAACAACATTAAACGTTGGCGCATGGGAAGGTCGCCGCATATCCTTTAAAGATCGTTATGGAAATTACATTGAAAATATCGGGATCGTTGTAGACAATCCTAAGAATGTGATCTTCAGTAATAATGACAATTATAGTGGCCCTGTAAAACTTGGCAGTATTGAATACGGAACAGCAGACGTCAGATTCTTAACGTCTAAAATTGAATGGTCCGATACTCGCCATAAATATGAAAATACAGGCGATGCAGTCGATCATCTATAATCTAGGGGAAAGGAGCGACAATGCAAGAATTAACAAACTTTTTGAGCGAAGCGTGGCGAATGCTTACAGAGTCATTCGCTATGAAGGCTCTATTGGCTGTGGTGGCTGAAGTCGGTATTTACATTTTAGGTTTAAAGCATGTTCAGGTTTTAGGGATCTTTATTTTGCTTGTATTTTTAGATCTTATAACGAAATGGTCAGCGATCGGTTATAAGATGCTGGTTGATCTTGGGGCTAGTCCTGAAAACATCAGCGGATCTGACAAGTACTTAGCGATCCCAGCTGCCTGGGGAAAGGGGCTTATATCCTCTAAACATATGAGAAAGCCCTTTGTAACAAAGGTATTGACGTATTGCTTGGCGACCGCTGGCGCCTGGTGTTTCGATTTCATGGCTGGGCAGTATGCCTTCGCTGTTAATCTTGTATGGTTGTATCTGGCGAGCGTTGAGTTCCTGTCGATCCTGGAGAATATGAGGGACGGTGGAAATCAGACGATCGCAGGCCTTCTGGATCTTGTACGATCCAGACTTGATGGCGTGTTAAAGAAATAATGTATTATATGAGGGCTGCTATTCGTGGCCCTCTTTTATTATGAAAGGAGATCTTATATGTCTATTGGTAAATACTTTGAAGAGTACGAGTTCGCTTGTACGTGTGAGCGTCATGAAAGCGACGGCTACGGCCATAATGTATTAGATCATATCATCGATAAGCGTTTAGTAGATCTATTAGACGCTATTCGTGAACGTTTAGGTGTTCCGTTATATATCAACAGTGGTTATCGTTGCCCAGAGCATAATGCGGAAGTCGGTGGCGTGCCTAATTCTCAGCATGTAGAGGGTACGGCGGCCGATATAACCTATGACGGGATCGATGTCGATTACTTGGCCGATATTGCTGAAGAATGCGGCGCCGATGGCATTGGTCGTTATTATGATCAGGACTTTGTACACGTGGACGTTCGCGGCTATGCTGCGCGCTGGTCCGATCGTGATTAAATAGGGGGCTAGATATGTATGAGCAGATCAAAGACTACGTCTACGCGCTTAAACGTCAGATTACTGTTAAGCGCTGCATTATTGGTGCTTGTTGTTTGTTGCTCGTCCTTAGTGCATGCCAGCTCCTTGACGGGTACTTTACCGCAAGAGCAAACTATCAGCGTGCCGTTGAGCGCCTGGAACGAACTCAAAGGGAACTTGAAAGAAGCAGACGCCTCAATCAAGAGCTCAAACTTATCCTTGAACGAAGCTCAGAGCTTAACGATCAAGCAGGGCGAGGAATTGGCCGCCTTGAAGATTATCAACGAAGAACGGGCGAGGGAATTAGCCGAGCTCAGGAGTATCAACGATCAACAGGGGCAAGAATTAGCGAAGGCCGAGACCTTAGTGAAAGAGCAGGCCAGCTCATTGGAAACAGTCTCCGGATCATTGATCGAGTTGAAGCAGGAAATCAAAAACAACAAACGGACGGAGCAGCGCCTGCGTCGCCAGCGGGACACATGGGCGATCAGTAACGCTGCTTTATTCTTAGCCGGGGCGCTACGCCGTTAATATGGAGGTGATCCATAATCTCCCTATCGCACGAGGGTGGACGTGCGGCTTAGCAGATCATATATAATAATGTAATAAAAGGGCTCTTACTGCATAAGTAGGGGCCCTTTATTTTTTTTGAAAATTTTCAAAAAAAGACTTGAAATGCACTTGAATGAGAGTTATAATCTAATCAAGTTAAAGGTAGTTATTCCACTAAGGAGGATTTAATCATGGCTATGCGTTCTCAATGGAGATATCCAGAATACAGTATTTGTAAAAAACATATTGAAGAAAACGGTAACGTTATTACAATGAACAGCGGCTACGGTCAAAAGTTATGTGAATACAATAAAGAAACAGATACTATGACGATGTATTGGTACAGCGAAGAGCTAGGGCACGAGACTACAGTGCAACGTAGAAGAAACGCGTTCTCCTCTCTCATGGGTAAAACTACAAAGTTCTGCTTGGGAAGATCGACAATTGTACATAATGAAGATGGCGTGGTAACTAAAACGTTCCCCCTTTGGGGGAAAAAACAAAAAGGGGGAAGG